TAATCGGCCTGCTGATGGCAATCATCAGCTGGTACTACAAGCGCAAAACCTATCAGCTGCTGGCCGCCGGGCGCATCACGCGGGAGGAATATGAATCTGCAAACCGTTAAGCGCTGCACCGTTGCCGCGGTGCTGGCTATCGCCGCAACGCTGCCGGGTTTCCCGCAGCTGCACACCTCCGTCGAGGGGCTGAAGCTAATTGCCGATTATGAGGGCTGCCGCCTGAAGCCGTACCTGTGCGACGCGGGCAGGTGGACCGACGGCATAGGGAACACCGTTGGCGTAGTGCCGGGCCGGACCATCACCGAGCGGCAGGCGGCGGGGAACTTCATCACCAACGTGTTACGCGTTGAGGCGGCACTGGCGCGCTGTGCTGCGGTTTCGATGCCGCAGCCGGTTTACGACGCGCTGGTGTCGCTGGCGTTTAACGTCGGCACCGGCAACGCCTGCGCCTCAACCATGGTGGCGCTTATCAAAAAGGAGCGCTGGCGCGATGCGTGCTATCAGCTGCCGCGCTGGGTGTACGTGAAGGGCGTATTTAATCAGGGGCTGGATAACCGGCGACAGCGTGAGCTGGCATGGTGCTTAAAAGGAGTAACAGCATGATGCGCGCGCTGGCGGCGATAGTGCTCGTTCTGATTGCCGCGCTAGGCGTGCAGTCGTGGCGACTCAGCACCGCCCACAACAAAATCGACGCGCAGGTGAAGGATTTAGCCGCGCAGGGTAAAAAGCTGTCGCAGAAAAACGGCCAGCTGCTTGCCCTCAACATTCTGACGCAGACCAGCAGCCGGGCGCAGACGCAGCTTTACGCCGCCGCCGAGCAGAACGGCACGCTGCTGCGTGACCGGCAGCGCACCATTGAGGAACTTAAACGTGAAAATGACGAGCTTCGCCGCTGGGCTGATGCCCCTTTGCCTGATCCTGTTATCCGGCTGCGCCAGCGTCCGCCCCTCACCGGAGGTCAGTCTTACCGTGAGTGGCTGTCCGCGAATCACCCCGTGCCGCCTGGACGAAGCCGCACCGCGCCGTAACGGCGACCTGCTGGCGCAGCTGGATGGCACAGAGGCCGCCTGGGCGGCCTGCGCCGACAAGGTAGATACCATTATCAGCTGCCAGGATAAAGACGATGAACAAGCCGCAGTCCTTGCGAAACGCCCTGAATAAAGCCGTGCCCTATGTGGCCAACAACCCGGACCGCCTGCACCTGTTCGTGGACAATGGCGCGGTGATTGCCACCTCCGCCACGTCGATTTCGTGGGAGTACCGTTACACCCTGAACGTGGTGGTGACGGACTTCACCGGCGACCAGAATCTGCTGATGGCGCCCGTTTTATTCTGGCTCGGCGTCAACCAGCCGGACGCGCTGCAGAACGCCACCGAGCGCGAGCGGCTTTTCACCTTTGAGGCGGACATTCTCGGCAATGATCGCTGCGACATCAGCATAAACCTGAAGCTGACGGAGCGAGTTATCGTGAAGGAAGTGGACGGCGTGATGTCGGTTGAGGCCGTGCCGGAGCCGGAAGCGCCGGATGATGCTGACGAAGGCTGGACGGTGCGCCGTGGCTGAGTTGCATGAGGTCGAGGAGTGGCTGGGTGCGCTGCTGTCGCAGCTTGAACCGGCCATGCGCACAAAGATGCTGCGTGAAGTGGCGCGCGACGTGCGACGCATCCAGCAGAACAACATCACGCTGCAGCGCAGCCCGGACGGCACGGCATGGGAACCGCGCCGCGTCACCGCCCGAACCAAACCGGGCCGCATTCGCCGCAAGATGTTTGCGAAGCTGAAAACGGCGAAGTACCTCAAAGCGCAGGCAAGCGCAAATCAGGCTGAAATTGCTTTTGTGCCCGGCGTGCAGAAGCTGGTCCGTGTGCATCATTACGGCCTGCGGGACCAGGTGAACCGGCGCGGCACCGAAGTGAAATATGCTGAGCGCCCGCTGCTTGGTATCAATAACGAGGTGGAAAGCTCGGTGCAGGAAACGCTGCTGCGCTGGCTAAGCGAACCAAATTAACTATATCTCATTAAAAAAATATCTATGTCATTGCTCGTTTTTTCTTAAAGCTATTGCAGTTGATAATTCCTCAATAGCCTTATTGATAGGTTTCCTTGTGAATTCCCAGCTATCATCATCATATGCGCAAACATAAATTAGACAGTGTGGCAGGTGCTTTTTTATTTTTCTTCTCATACTCTTTAGATAGCTTATGTTCCATGAATTTCTTATGCCAATATATATTTCTTTAATGGACGCGCTGTCGATTTTGTGTATTAACTGTTCTGGTATTTTTCTGCCAATATTTCTAACGATTCTTACCTCTTCTTCATATGACCAGTGAAAGGACTTGTATAAGAAAGTTCTTTGCAAAGCCTCTAGGATTTCAGGGTTGAAATTAAACTGAAGCCCGCTATAAAGTTGATTGTTCTGAGAGTTTTCATACACAGTTGTAGGCTTTGTTGCCGTATAAATTACGCTGCCAAATTTTGCAGGAATTACGTTAGAGCCAATGCAATTTAAACCAGCTAAGTTAGCATCAATCCCGATAGCTATCCCAGCATGAGAATTGTTTTTTTTATCGAGTTCAATGGCATCTTTTCTTAATATTTTCTTGCCTGCACCATAGTGCGCCCACATCAATGGATTAAGCGGGTTTCTTGTTAGAGATAAAATCCCATAGGATTCTGAAGCCGCGATTAAGTTAATTGCTCTATTTTCCTTAATTTCACCAATATTATAGTAGATGCTTGAAAGTTCCATAGGGTCATTGAATGAAGAAGATTTGGAAAATTTCACTGTGGGGTTTTTTATAACAAAATCGGCTGTCTTGCTATTAAGGTATTTATACAAAATCATTTAGAGCTCCAATTAAAATAATTAGATGAATATGGTTGGCCCACCAATCTCATGATTATTTCATTGTACGAAAGCCTACACAATGCACTCGTGTTACATGAATGTGCAGCAAAGTGCATCCTGAATAAATGAACGACAAACTCACCGAAATCATGCGCCTTATCACCAACCTGATCCGCACCGGCACCGTGTCCGATGTGGATACGGTCAACTGGCTGTGCCGGGTGAAAACGGGTGACCTTGAAACCAACTGGATTAACTGGCTCACCTGCCGTGCCGGTAAAACGCGCACGTGGTGGCAACCGTCTATCGGCGAGCAGGTCGTGCTGCTGAGCCTCGGCGGTAATCTCGAAACCGCGTTTGCGCTGCCGGCCATTTATTCCGACGCCTTCCCGCCGCCCGATTATTCAGAGAACGGCAGCACCACCGTGTTCAACGACGGCGGCTGGTTCCAGTACGAGCCGGACACCGGGCAGCTGCTGATTAAGAACATCAAAAGCGTACGTATCGAGGCCGCCGACGGCATTCAGCTGATCACCGATCAGTTGGGCGTTGATGCCAGCCAGACGCTGATTAACAGCCAGACCGTGATGAATGGTGCGGTGACGCAGGGCGGCGGCGATATGAGTTCAAACGGCGTGATTGCTGACAAGCACAAGCACGACAAAGTGAAGTCCGGCGGCGATATATCCGGAGGCCCGCAATGATGTATCTCGGCATGAACCGCGACACCGGCGCATCCATCACCGACACCGAGCACATTCGCCAGAGCGTGCGCGACATTCTGATCACGCCGGAAGGCAGCCGCATCGGGCGACGTGAATACGGCTCGCTGCTGTCAGTGCTGATTGACCAGCCGCAGAACGACGTGGTGCGCCTTCAGGTGATGGCGGCGGCATACACGGCGCTGAGCCGCTGGGAGCCGCGTATCCGCCTCAGTTCTTTGGGCATTACCAGCGCTTTTGATGGCTCCATGGTAGTTGAGCTGACCGGCCAGCGCGCTGACGGCTCACCGCTCGCTATGTCAGTGCCTACGGGGGTGAACAGTGGCAGTAATTGACCTTTCGCAGCTGCCCGCACCGGAAGTGATCGAGGTGCCGGACTTTGAAACGCTGCTGGCCGAACGTAAGGAAAACCTCATTACGCTGTATCCGGCTGATGAACAGGCCGCCATGCGCAGCGTTCTGGCGCTGGAATCCGATCCGCTGGTAAAGTGCCTGCAGGAGAACGTCTACCGCGAAATCCTCTTACGCCAGCGCATCAATGAAGCTGCACAGGCCGTTATGGTGGCCTATGCGCTCGGTACCG